CTCAAGGTCCGAGCAGGTATGGGCGATCTCCTCCATCTTCTTGATGTTCTCGTCCCAGGACAGGAACTTCTGCACCTCAGCGCCGGTCACGCCTAGCTGCTTGGCTTCCTCCTTGGAGTAGCGCTTGGGTGCGGCTCCCAGGAACCCGGTGAGAAGCTGTGCCGCGAACGATGCCCAGCCTAGCTGGTAGCCAGCGCCCAGCAGTGCTGACTTGGCCGACTGCCGCTCCACTGGGTTGGAGTCCTTGGTCATGCCGGGGAGGTTGAACATCTGCGCACCGAACTGGGCGTAGGGGTCCCCGCCTGAGCGGAAGATGTCCAGCAGGTTGTCGTAGTCGGCCAGCCATGCCAGCACCCGAGGCTCGATCTGCGAGAGGTCACCCACGGCGATGACGTAACCCTCAGGGGCCATGATGGCCTTGCGCAGGAAGCTCCCGCGCTTGAGGTTCTGCATGTTGATCGCGCTACCCTTGGCGGCAGTCCACCGGCCTGTGGCTGCACCGTAGTAACTCAGCGGCACCGGCAGTGAGCCCCGCTCTGCGATCTCAAGGAAGCGTTGCGCACGGGTGCGCTCGCTTGTGCTCTTGACCTTCAGTCGGGCTTCGCACAGCAGAGCAACATCCTCATTCTCATGATTGAGGAGGGCTTGGAAGTGCGCATCATTCTTTGCAAGCGCAAGCGTTTCTTCGCCCGTTGTTTTGCTTGTCTTAGTCGGCGGATTGACCCCAAGTGCCTTGAGGGCTTGCGCGAATTGCGGATTCGAAGCGAGAGTAGCTTCCACCATGCCGAGCCTCTGTAGAAGTCCTTCACGCGCAATCCTTTCCTCATCAATCGCCTGTGCCAGCATCTCCTTGTCCAGCGTCAGCAGCGGGTTGGTGTACATCTTGAGCGTCATGTCGATGAGCTTCAGCTCCTTGGTGGGGTAGCCCTCGATCAAGCGCAGGAAGATCTGCTCACACAGGTGGGTGTCATGCCTGCAGTAGTCCGCAAGCTCTTGCTCCACATGGAACGGGATCGAGTCCAGCATGCCATCGGTTGAGTGCACCGCCTTGCCCTTGGGCGGTAGCTCAAACGCTTCGGCCAGCGTAGCCAGACTGTTGCCCACCTCCACGCCACGCAGGGCGCGGGCCATGCTGAGCGTGTCGAAGATGAACGCAGGCTTGACGCCGTAGACCCAGGAGAGGATGGTCACATCGAACTGCGCGTTGTGCGCAAGGATGGCCGTGCGAGACCAGTCAATGCTCACAGCCCAGCGCCGGATGCGGTCGCCGCGTACCCACACCGGGATCTCATCGGTGCCCACTTCCTTGTAGCACAGCCCCCAGGCTTTGAACCTGGGGTCACGAACGTACTCTTCGGTTGTCATCTTGCTGAGCGTGTACTCAGCGCGACTCCAGGCGGTCTCGAAATCGATGACCACTATGCGGTCGTATGGCGCGTTGTTGCTCAATGCGTTTCTCCTTTTCTATGCAGGTCGTTGGCGACCAAGTTGGTTATGAACATCTCTGCCGCTTGCGTGACGATGTGTCCGGTCTCATGATGCGATGCGTTCACGCCCATGATCTTGAGAGTCTCTTCGTTCTCGACAAGACAGAACACGCCGTGGTTCTTGTGATTGAGGAAGCAGCTACCCACCATGAGGATGGCACGCACGAACTGATCCGCTTCGTTTTTGGGTAGTACGGCGATCTGCTCCATCATGTCGATCATGGCAAGGCGTGCTGCCACGCTCTCTTCGGTACTCATTGTGCCCATTGTGATCTTTCGTTGAACCACTCTTCGAGCAGTTCAGTTGTGTCTTCACGCACTACCATAGCCGAGCCCCCGGCTTTGTGGATCTCTGCCATCTCGCGCTCTTGCAGGAGCGTGGGCTTGTTAAAGCCTGCCTTGCATTCTACACCCAAGAACATGCCTCGATAGCACACGATGATGTCAGGTATGCCAGCACGACCGTAACCGTTCTGCGCTGGGAAGAAGTAGTAACCTTTGTACTTCTTGATGATGTCAACACATTTCGCCTTGACGGCGTTCTCAGGAGTGCGTGCCATTTGCTTCCTCTACCTCAATCAGTTTCTGGATGTAATGTGCTGCTTTACGCAGGTCTTGCACACCGCCTTTGAGTCGCCAGCGTGACAGGTACTTGACGGCGTTGCCGTCGAGGTAGCCGAGTTCCCAGTCCAAAATAACATCCCAGGTCTCGTACTTGTGGCGCTTGTAGTGGTCGCCGCCGACCATTGTGTCGTTTGCGTTCATTGCTTTCGGGTGGGTTGGTTTGAATTAGTGAGGGGGAGAAACAGATTCCTAGCCCCCTCGGTCTAGGTTAAGGAGAGCATCACGCGCTACAAACTCCAGCGGGCACGCGTGATGCGTAGGAAAGGCTTCGCATCTGTTAGGTTAGAACCAGTCCTACGGTATGCAACGCCCGCTAAATTAGTGCTACGCCTACGGCGCAGGCTTCTTGGTATTTTGACTTGGTTGGTTGTTGGTTGACGATGACGGTGTTGCCTCGGTAGGAGTAGAGAAACGGCCATTGGGGTCGCGCTTCTGCCCGTGCCTCCACCCGCCTGTCTTTATTTCTTCGATCCTCTCCACTGTCGAGAATCTGTGCAGGTTCGCACATTGGTAACGACGGCGGCGGGAGCCATCGTCCCTCAAAACTGACTCCAGAACCTCGGTCCACTTTTGGCACTCGGGGCATTTCACCTTCTCTCCCTGTTAATCTTTTCCGCTTCAGTCGGTTCAGCGCCGTAGATGAAATCCATCAGTTCGCGCAACTCTTGAAGTCCGTAGTGGTGCGTGTGGGGTTTGGGTCGCGAACAGGTGTACGACCCTTGCATTTGCTTCTCTATGTACCGTGCAACGTCTTCGCGTGGTTTCATTCATTCCTCCTTCATCTCCGTAAAGCTAGGACAGCGTTCATCTTCCATAACCCAAACACCAAGCCAGACACTGCGTGTCGCGTCAGGATGCACGGGGGCGTTGCTTCGCAAGCAGTTCTTGCAATAGCCGAAGGCGGGGTTACCCGCACAGCGGGCGAAGTCTTGTGCTTCGTATCTCATGTGTTACTCCTTGCGCGGATGGCGGCGGCGCAGGCGTTGATGGCGTCACTGTCTGTGTCGTTGTCTGGGACGTCAGCAGCTAATTCATCACACACCTTCGCGCAGGCTTCTCTTTCCATCTCCTGCACCTTGCGCGTGTAGCGCAGCAGTGCTTCGGAATCAAACGTGATGCCGGGTTGTTCTGCACCGTACTGAAGTGCGAGTTCAAAGATCTGCTCGGCTTTCATTTTTACCCTCATTGATGTCATAACAAGCGCACCCACGCTCAAGACAGCCTTGATCCATATGCGGGATGTGCATGTCAATGGCTGTATAGATCTTCTCCCGTAGCAGAGTTGGTGACCCGTGGTACAGGATGCAGATGTCCATCAACCGCTCAACGAGAGGCTTTGCTTGTTCATATCTCATGGGTTACTCCTTTCTCTTATTGCTTTCGCTGCGCGAGTGCCGTAAATCTTTACTCCGGTAGGCAGGTGTGTGTCACACACGGTTTCTTCTGCCAGCTTGGCGCACGCCTCACGTTCGGCAGCAACTGCTTCCTCAAGCGCCTGGATGTGCGCGTTGATCTTCTCAATCTCTGGCGCGTTCTTGGCAATGATGCGCTCACGCTCGGCAGCGGCGACAAGGGCGGCGAATGGCGCAAGCATCTCAACAAGCCTGTCATCGTCGCGCTCTTTGTCTTCGGTTACCAATCGTGCATCGGTGATGCCGGTGCAATGGCTTTCGCTATCGTAGAAGTGATAAAGCCCCGCTTGGTTCGCCATATTGATGATGTCATCTCTTGTCATTGGGTATTCCCTCTCATGGCCGCAATCGTGGCTCTTTGCGCATCCATCAGTTGGTCACGGTGGCGGCAGGCTTGCTCGTACATAGCGTACAAGGCGTCAACTCGGTCCTGCATTTCCCGTTCCTTCTCAGCGACAACCATCGCAACAAAGTGCTCAAGCCTGTCAATCGAGAACGCAAAAGCCGTTTCTCCTGGCGTGTACCTGTTGGTGTATGCGTGACCCTGTGCGGCGCGGGCCATGCGCTCTATGTCTTCTCTATTCATTGCTGCCCCCATGTAAACACTGAGTTAGCCACAACCTGCGGCACCTTTTTCTTCTCTCGGTACGCCTTCTTCCTCTCGTAGTCACTGATGACCGGAGGTTTGCTTGCGTTGCGCTTGTTGCCCGCTGCGTAAACAGCCCGGAGGTACTTCCTGCCGATACCTTCACGGGTCCATGAGTGGATGTAAACCTGCTTCGTCTGTACCCGTAGCCGCATGGCAGAGAGCAGGCTGCTTACGTTGGGGTATGGATGGTCAGGGAAGTACGTAGCCACCTCACGCATGGTCATCGGCCCGCACTGCTCAAGCACACCCTTGACGTTTTCCCAGTTGAGTTTCATTTTGGTGGGTGTGTGTAAAGCGGTATCAGTTCCTCTTTGCGCCACTGCGGCGGTTCTAGATGAAGCGCCTTGGTCTTGGGGTCCATCCACTCCCTGACCTCGTTGCTGCTGAGGTACTTGCCGTCAGGGGTGGCGTACCAATACGGCTCCTGCACCGGCTCTGCCAGATTTACCCGCTTGGCATACTTCGGATTGTTGCCAAGGTCGCACCCCGGCTCCCACTCGCCGGGACATTCAGCGGCAGACCTGTCGCCACACGGGCAAGGCTCTGCCAGCGCAGCCAATCGTTGCTCCTCATACTCTCGCCGCTGCCTATCGCGTTCCTGAGTTTCTTCTGCCAGCTTGCGTTGCAAATCCCAATTAGCCTTGCGCTCCTTAAACCACGCAAGATTTTTGTCATGCTCTGCCAGCGCGGCGCGGAGGGCGGATTCAACGTCTTGCCGCATGTCCTCGGAGTAGTCGTTCAGCGGCACATCGCGCCACAGGAATTCACAAAACTCCAGCGCCTGCTGGGCGGCGGTTTTCAAATCAGTCATGCCCACCCCATCAATTTGAAAGCAACCTCAGTCGGCACCAAGGCATAAACATACGCCCGATACACCGGGCACCAGTAATGGATGCGGGTCATGTGTTCTCCTCTGCTTTCTTGATGGCGGCGCGGGCATAGAGCCCAATTCCCTCACGGGTGCTTCCAGAATCCTGCGAGGCAAGGCTGATGTTGTGCAGGGCTGTGATCAGCGCATCACGCTGTTGTTCAAGCAAGAACATGCGTTCGTTCCACCATTCCTGTCGTTTGCCAAACGCTTCGTTTGCTTCGTGCAATTGGCGCAGTTCGGCGGCGGCTTGTGTTTGCCCGTGGCGGCTTAGACTATGCGCGGCGAGCGAGTTTGCCAGCCGCAGGGCGGTAGGTTGTTCGCTCATGTCTTCTCTCCTTCTGCGTTCTTGATGGCGGCATAGGCTGCTTGCACTTCCTGACAGATGTCTTCATCGTCGTGCCCGCGCTGATGGTGTTCCTTGTCAAGCGCCAGTAACCCACGCAACGCCTCCAGCAGCGCATCACGCTGGGCAATGAGACGGTTCAGTTCATCTTCGGCCTCTTGCACTTCACCCAGGGTCAGTCCCCCGCGAAAAGAGCCAAGTACAGCCAGCCGCAGGGCTTCGGGTTGTGTCATTGCTTATCCTTCCTTGCGCGGATGGTGAATGCGCAGGCGTTGGCCGTCGTTTCCGAATAGACATACGGGTCCTGGCTTTCGCACACCTTCGCACACGCCTCAATCTCCTGCGCTCTCACGCAGTCAATCAACTCCCGCAGTGCCCGCGACGGGGCGAAGCCAAAGGTGTTGCACAACCTACCAAACTCAGCATCAGTCATTTGCTTCGCTCCTTCAGCATTGCGTCTGCGTATTGATAAGCCAATGGCGCAGCGCCTTCCCAAAAAATTTCTGCATCGTTCAATATCGCTTGCATCGCCTTGGCTGCGAAGTAATCTCGAATACTCATGCCTGTATAGATCTGCCGACTGCGCGTGGCCGTATCGTCAAAGACGAACGGGAACGCCGGTCCTCCGGTATCAGTCATTCTTCACCTCCATGAGCACCATGACTTTCCGAACAGCGTCTGTGAGGTCGTACCAGTCCTTCCAGCCGACATATTGATTGATGTTCACCTTGACGGTGACATCATCGACAAGCTCGACTGAAGCAACGACACCCATGTCGTTGACGATGCTTGCATGTGTGACTTCAACTTTCATACAAAGTACCCCACTAAAAAGCCAGCGCCGATCAGCGCCAGGATGTAGACAATCAGTCTGCCCAGGAACTCCAGGCCATCGAACTCGTTTGCCTCTCGCTCACACGCTACGGGGCAGGGGCAAGGCGCTCGGCCTTGCTGGCAAGGCCCTGAACAGTGTGCGTAGTGCGGCAGCGTGTCAGGCTCGGTGCCGTCGTGGTACTCCTTGTTCATTGCGTGATCCTTCCTACTTGTTGAGCCAGCAACCACTTGTCGCCTAGGCGCAGGACGCTGCGCAACCAAGCCCGACGATTGTGGCGCACGATGTGCCGAGGCACCATAGGGTTAGACCACAGCTTGACTGCGTGTCGCTTGAGTTTGTATTCAGACATCACGAACCTCCAAAGTTAAACAGACATGAAAAACGCCCTGCCTAAGCAGAGCGTTGAGTGGGGAGCTAGGCCCTCTTAGGCAGTGCGCCAGACACGGACACCATCCGACATAGTCGCGGTCTTGAACTCGCCCTCGAAGTGCTTCAGGAAGGTCTGCTTGGCAACCAAGAACTTACGCCGCCAGTTGGTCAGCGCCTTCTTGTCTGCGATGTCGCAGGGGATCAGGAAGCTGTCGCCTACAGCCATGTCAGCGATGGGGAACTTGGTCGGTGCACGGCCTCGTGCACGCTTGGGCATCTCGATGCCGCTCTCTACGGTGAAAGTCATTGATGACTCCGGGTTGGTTGATGAGGACGCGTAGTATCGGTGTCTAGCACCGGGGTGTCAAGCGCTTGACTGCGATCTTTAGTAATTCTTCACCTTCTCTACGATGGTTGTGACCCCGTTCCCAGGGGTATAGCAAAGCAAGCAATCCTTGCACTGCTGCCCGGTGCAATTCTGGCGCTCGACGTACTCGTGCTCCAGTACGTTGTTGAACGTGCGGTCGAAGAACTTCGGGGGCTTCGCCATGATGTGGCTGATCTTGGGGTTGCTGTAGATCAGCATCATGTTCGCGGGCTTGGCCCGCGTGCGGAAGTACTTGCTCACGATGTCATTGCGCTTGGTCCACAGGGCGAACACTGTGCGTGGGTTGTACTCGCAGATAGCCACGAGGTTGCGCAGATGCGTCTCGTTGATCAACTCGCCGTGTGCGTCGAAGCGGAAGACGGAGTCCATGACTCTGGGAAGCTCCACCGTAGGCAACACCCGCGTGGAGAGCGCATCGCTATTCCTCTGCAGCGCAGGCTGCATGTTCTTGCGGTAGCTGGACAACATGGTGTGGCTGTAGCACTTGGTGCAGATGTTGTTGGGGTCGGGCGATGCGTTCTGCTTGATGCAGTACGGGTTGGTGCGCGTGTTGGTACTGATGGCACGCAGGCCATCGAGCTTGCCAGTCATAACGCTGATGTGAACGGTTTGCATTGCTTCTCCTGTAAAAGAAATGGGGACACGATGTCCCCATAAAAACGCAGGGAGCCGAAGCCCCCTGCACTGACACTGGTTGCCGTCAGGCCGACGCGCTGCGCTTCACGCAGCCAATGCGATCTCTACCGCACGCTGCTTGAGGTCAGCGCCTGGGCCCCACAGGGCTGCGGCTGTGCGGTTCTCATCCGAACGAGCGCGTACGTGATGATCGACAAATTCCGTCGCGCTATTCAGCCAGCCCCATGCGGTTTCTCTTGAGCTATCCAGCGTGCTGCCCTTGCCGCCTCCGCTGAAGAGGGACATGATCTTGGTGAACCCGGCAGAGTCACGCGCTGCGTCAGCGTTGCGTGTGGGCGTAGTCAAGAGGAGGGTGGTCATATCCTCGGCAAGGCGGGACTCGACCTTGATGGACGCAAGCTTGCGGCTCATGTCCATGAACGCACCAAACTCCTCGTGTGCTGACTCGATGATAGTACGGCACTCCTCCGCCTTGAACGCAGAGCGATGCGACACCCTGAAGGACGATGCCCCCTTGGACGCCAAGCGCAGCGTGTTGTTGCACACCACACGAACGGTAGTGATGCGCCCCTCGGTAGCCAGCGAGCCGTCAGCACTGGTGCTGAGCAGCACGTAGGGCACGACCTTGTCACCCTCGCCCACGAACACACCGTCAGACATCTTCGCGGTGGCGAAGTACCGCTTGCCTCCGAACAGCACGCCAGCGGACTCGATGGTGCATGCGTTGGCCTGCGCCCACTCACGGAAGAACTCCAGCACCTCACGAGGCTGCACGACCTTGTAGCTGTCAGACACCACGCCCAGGGGAGCGCCGGTGTCCGAGCGGAAGAGCACGAGCTTGTCTTCGATCGACTTGAGGTTGTGGATGGCAGCGTCTGGGGTCAGACGCTCGGTGGCGTAGCGGATGACGCCACGCTGGACACGGTACTCCATCCCTGCAGCCTGGGCCCAGGCGTCGATGTCCTGGCCCGCAGGCATGAGTTCGCCCAGGCCATGCCACTCACGCTGGGTGGAGGCATAGGAAGCGCGGTTGAGGGAGGTGGTGTCGATTTGATGAGCCATGTTGCTTTCTCCTAGTTGATGTGGGGCGGAAGAACCGCCGCCCCGTCGGTGTCAAAGGTTGGACTGTATCAGGTTCCCAGGATTGTGGGAAGTGTTTAGCCGAGCGTGTTCACCCACTTCATGTCGAAGACACCGGGGTAGTACTCGGCACCGTTGCTGGTCCACACCTTGCCTGTGCTGCCTGCGTGTTGTGGTGCGCGTCCTCCGGTGATGGTGTGGACTTCGCCACGGAAGCTAGCGGCCTTGGCGTTCTTGAGCACGGGCTCAGCGGCATCGCCGTCCCAGCACAGCACCCACTCACGGCAGGCACCATCGGTGATGTATGCGTTGAGCGCATGCCACTCACGCGTTGCGCGTCGGTCTTCCTCTGCATCGTGCAGGCTGAGGGGAGGGGTGGATTCGTAGGTTGTCGTCATTGCAGTACTCCTAAAAGAAATGGGGACATGATGTCCCCGGGTTGAGCGCCGATCAGGCGCAAACAATTCTCTTCACTTCCTCGATCACTACCTTCTCGACACGGTCCACGACCTCGATGCGGCAGCTATCGCTGTCGGCCTTGACGTAGGCGCTGATGAAGATGCTGATCTCCACGGGCAGGGTGGTCTTGTCCTCGTGCCAGAAGTAACCGTGCTTGTCCAGCCAGCGTGCGTGTTCGTTAGCTGGCATCGGGATGGACAGCTTCTTCTCGAAGCGATAGTCCCTGTTGGGCGTGTCGTACGTGTAGTCGTTGCTCGATGAGTTCCACGCCGGGTCAGTGGCGAAGGTCTCCAGCACGCGCATCAAGCGCTTGTCCTTGAGGGAGTCAAGGTCGCGCAGGTACATGCTGAACGAGACGCTGTTGCTGTGGTCGGACGGGTAGACACGCACATCCTTACGCATGCTGCGTGGGAACAGTTGAAGGACGGCCTGCACGGCAGGTGCATCCAGTATGCGGACGCGTAGCGCTGCACGATGCGCGTTGGCGATAGCGTCTTGGCGTGCTTGTGTGAATTTCTTCATGTTGCTTTCTCCTGGTTGGTTTGCCCCTGGACCGCAGGGGCCACGGTTATGGGGACGGCTTGTCCCCGAATGCTTAGATGCTGAGGCTGAGAGTCGCGTTGTTGAGAACGTCTTCGATCTCGCTACGCACTTCGTCACGAGTGACGTAGTCATCGAGGTCAGGCAGGTCGTCCACCTTGCTGGCGATCTCGTCGTAGTTGTCGTGGTCGTAGCACTCAAGGTGCAGGTCCATCTTGGCCTCGATGAGCGCCTCGACTTCGTCGCGGGTCAGCCCGGTGGTGGGCGCAGCCTGGGTATCCACGCCTTGAGCGGGGTTGTTCTCCAACGCAGCGATACGGTCACGCATAGCCACCATCGCCTCGTGCTGCGTGGCGCAGATCCCTTCGAGCGTAGCAATCCGCTCGTTGAGCGGGGCTACAGCTTGCTGCACAGCAGCGATCAGGGCGTTGGAAACCAGAGTGTTCAGATCGATCATGTTGCTTTCTCCTAAAACGAATTACCGCTGGACCGCAGCGGCCACGGGTTGAAACAGGGACGACTTGTCCCCGTTATTCCTCATCACGCCAGTTCTTGGCGATCTCGTACCAGTTGACCTCGTCGAGCGCTCCCTTGAGCAGGTCTTGGAACAGACCATGCCCGCGCTCCTCGATGTAGAGGTCGTACTCGTTGTCTAGCCACGCCTGGAGAACTTCCTTGGCGTCATACAAGCGTGGAGCATCGACTACGTCTGCGTGGAGCGTGGCGTAGAGGTGTTGGTCGTTCGTGATCCAGAGATTCACGAGCCACGTTTCGTATGTGGACCATCCGTTATATGTTCTGTCGTTGCTCATTTGCTTTCTCCTTGTTGTGCCTTGCGGCGGTTGTGTGCACTCTTGCACGGGGCTCCAATGGTGATGTACCAGCGGTACTCACCGATACGCCGATGGTTGAGCATCAAGCGTGGGTTGTTGATCATCCAGTTCTTGAAGTCCTTGACTAGCTTGGACTCCAGCGCACCGATGGCTGTCTCTCGGTGGTCGATGGGCGGTGGCTCCAGTACCAGCCAGCCCTGCGCGTTGAGGGTCTCGAACAGCGCCTCGAAGTCAGGCACCATGCGTGTAGGGATGGGACAGGGGCGTGCGCCCCAGGCCTGAGGTTTTACGTCAGCCATTCGCATGGCACTTCTCCTTCAGGTCAGACTCTTCCCACACAGACTTGTAGAAGATCCGCGCATAGCGTGCGTCGGGATCAGCGTCAGGGAACTCCTGTCGTGCGTACATCTCCGCTGCCATCTTCGTGTCGAACAGCACCGGCATGGGTGAATCGGGGTCGGCCCCAGCTACAAACCAGACTTGCTTCATTTGCTTTCTCCTTTGAATGGGGACACGCTGTCCCCGTTTGACATTGGTCGTCAGATGACGCCCAGCAGCATCAGCGCCACGGCTGCGACACAGACTGCAAGCAGCAGTCGATCTTCAAGCGACATCACTTCTCTCCTTTCAATGAGGACACCATGTCCTCGTTCAACCACTTAAGAAACACCGGGTCGCGGTACATCTTGCGACCACGGATCACGGGACACGCTGCGTACAGCCGAGACAGTGACTGCAGCGTCTCCAGATACATGAAGTCGTACGGCTCGGGCACCTGCGTTGTGCTGGCGGCGTTGCGCTTCTTGATGCCCGCTTGCTGCAGCGCTGCATTGAGCGCGGCTGTGTATGCCTCGAAGAACATGCGCCACTCGGGTGACGCAGGCGTGATCTGATTCTTCTGGCACCATGCCCTCTCATCGCGCAGTACCCGCATGGTGGGCGACCACGCCTGGGTCCGCGCTGCACTGTGCCTGCGCTTGGCCCCCGTGGATCGGCGTTGACGTTGTGCCTGGGCCGCTGCCTCCTTCAATCGCGCCAAGCGCTCGGGTGTGACCCTCGACCTGCCCATGTCAAGCATGGCCTCCCTCTCGGCAGCGGTCATGTCCTCCAGCTTGCGCTCAGGCTCGCACTGGATACACAACGTGCGCTTCATGCGCTTGGTGCCCCACCACTTGCGGAAAAGCTGCAGCTTGAGCAGCGTGTTGCATCCAGGGCATGTCGCCATCGGCACTAGCTTCGTCTCCCTCGCAGGAGACAACCGCTCTGCTCGGTCAGCAAGAAATATGCGCTCGTGACGCAACTGCGTCGGATCAGGGTGCTCAGGCTTCACGCTCGGCTCGCAAAGCGAGCACAGCGCGTGCATTCCAAAGACTCCATCCCGCCACTTACGAAAGGCATCGAGGTGCGGGCGGCGCTTGCAGCCAGGGCACACAGCAGTAGTGCGGTCGTAGAAAGGCAATGCCATAGGGGCTCCTTCAGGGTTGAAATGGGGACATCGTGTCCCCGTTGGTGGTTGATCGTTGCCAGAACGCAAAGTGTTGCGTCCAGCGATGTCCAAGTTTAGAGCATGTGTGGGTAGCATGTTGCGCCACGTAAGTCATTGTCACACAAGGGCTGCGCGACACAAGACCTTGATTGCCCAAGTTTTTCAGACATTGATACAGGCAAACAAGGGAAAGAAGAAAAGAAAAAAGAAAAAGCTGGGAGGCAAGCTCATGGATAGAGTCCCTTTCCCAGCCTTATATATTAATATAAACACTAAACACTATCTATATATATAAGGCCAAAGCCATACGAATCAACAACTTAGCGGTGCCTAAATGGTGTCCACGCCCGCGCTTGTGCCGGACTTGCGTCCACAGGTCTAGTTGGCATGGTTCTTGCTTGGCTCTTTGATTCAAGACTTGAATCGTGCGATTCACGAAAGTTATCGTGCTTGCTGCGCCGCGCAGTGCGCCGTTGCTGGACAGCGCGGGCTTGCGCCCGCTCTTCGCCTTTGAAGGACTTGCTCATGATGCCTCCTTGAAACGGTTGATGCGAGCACGCGCCTCTTCGATGGCCTCGTGCACCATGTCCTCGTAGTAGTCGCTCTCCTTCACGAACTGGTGCACGCTGTCGTAGCAGCAGCCACCGAGGTATGAGGTGCCCAACGCGATGCCATCCTTGCAGGCTTCGACGCGGGCGATGAAGTAGACCCACACGCCTTGGTCGATCTTGCGCAGGGTCTCGGCCCTCTGCTCCTCGGTCTCATCCCAATCAGGTGGCATGTCCTCAGGTGTGACGGACAGGACGATCTCGAAGCCGTCTTTGGCCTCGACGTTTGCAACTTCCCAATACATGACGCTCTCCTTGATATGGGGACAGCCAGTCCCCGTTTGGTTCAGGCTTGTTCAACAACTTCAGACTCATTACCTACGCTGCTGTAGGGGTAGGTCTCCGCGTCGTTCCCAACGTCGAGCGCGTGCTCCATGAAGTTAAGAACGAGTTCGATAGCTTCTTGTTTGCTCTTGGCTTGTACGCCAATGAATACGGGCACGGTGTAGGTTTGCATTACTTTCTCCTTGAGGCACGCTGTGCCTGTCCTATGAAGCGCGGCACATGCCGCGCCTAGTGCGAAGCGCACTCGCATGGGGTCATGCGACCCCATAGCGGCTACGCTCAGTCTTGCCAGGATACGAACGCGATCTGGCACACGCCGGAGGTGTCAGTTGGGCGCACGACGAGCATGTCACCCCAATCTTCTACTTTCACGCGGCACCAGTCGGTCCAGCCTGCCACACGCTTGGCTGCGGCTATGAGGCCCCGCCTTGATGTTGCCCGCGTGGCCCCGCGCTTGACCCAGCAGTAGTTAGCCTCTCCACCGAATGTGTCGGTGACTTCGATGTGGTACATGACTCTCTCCAAAGCACGCCGCTCCCGACGGGAGCATCAAGCGCACTGGGCTGCGCGAACGCAGCCCGCTACGCTCGTAGCGGAAACGGGGACTCGTTGTCCCCGAATGATCACTTGGCAAACGCGGTAGCCAGAGCACGGGATGCCAGCTTCTTCGCACCCTCGTACTGCTGCGCCAGCTTGGCAAGGCGCTGAGCCGCAGCCAGAAGCTCGGCAGGGATCTCGACCTCCTCGGTCTCGGCGTGCTCGCCCTCGCCCTTGTTGCTGGTCTTGTCACCGATCAGGGCTTCCATCACACGCTGGCGTGCCTTCTTCGCTGCCTCGTAGCCGGCAGCGTCCTTGTCGAGGACCATCCTGCCCTTGGCCTTGCGCTGCCCCTCGATCATGGGGACGGAGTGACGCTCTGCCGCCCACGCGGTGACGATGGGCTCTGCGTCCTCGACCGTGTTGATGCCAAGTGCCATTAGGCCGGTGCGAAGCTGCTTCACCCCTTCATTAACAGCGTTGGCGAACTGATTCAGAACGTTGAATGCTTGCTTGTTCAAAGACATGACACTACTCCAATTGATATGGGGACACAGCGTCCCCGATTGCCGACTCGACCACCGAATCGACACCTTCAGTATACCAAATGGGGGTATTTCGATCCTTTTTGTCGTACCGTAGATCCCGTAGTCTGACCCCCACCGTACCCCCACCCCCCGGAAATGGAGCGAGGGGGACGTCGTGATATGAACACGAAT